GTGTGCCCCAACTTTGGGCCGTGCATGCACGTCGAGACGTGGGCGGAGTTCCTGCGCAGGATCGCCTCGAAGTACTGGATGCAGGAGCAGGACCACGACAAGCTGCTGAAGCTCGCGGACGCAGTCGAGTTCAGGACGCTCGACCGAGACCTCCTGGATGTCTAAGCTCATCACGGCGTCGCTCGTCGGCGCGGTTGAGTGGGCGCAGGAGTGCCCGCCGTCCTGGAAGGAGCGAGCCAAGAAGTCGCTCGACGACCAGCTCAACAGAGTCTGGGTGCCGCCGGAGCCAGGGTCGTCGCTCGAGCTCGGCATCGACTTCGAGAATAAAGTGTATCATTACGCCGATGCAAAACTCATTGTTCCAGCAGGCTCGGAGCACTTTCAGTGGTTCGTGAGCGAGTGCCGCGGCGGGGTGTTCCAGAAGAAAACGCGTAGGATCATTGAGCTGGATGGCGAGGAGTATTGCCTCTATGGCAAGATCGACGCGTGGTTCCCTGAAGTCATAAAGGACATAAAGACGACGAGGAACTACAAGGGCCAGTCGCACTACACGAAGAGCTTCCAGCACGTGCTCTACATGCACGTCGAGCACATCAAGCGCTTTGAGTACCTCGTCGCTGAGTTCATCGAGGGCCAGAAGCAGGTCGTGAATCATTACAAGGTCTGCGTCGAGGTTGAGGACACCGAAGCTCTGCGCGCGCAGATCGACGACAAGATTCGCCGCACGATGGACTTCATAAGGCGCAACGGCCTGATGGAAGCATACACAGATAAATTCAGTGGAGGAGGTAAGACATGAAGCTCAACGTCCCGCAGCCGCAGGAGGCTCCAGCTTTCTTAAAGGAGAGCGAGCCAGAGAAAATCCAGGACGACGCGCTCGAGCGCCTGAGCAAGTTGGTCGATCAGCAACTCGACCTCGAGGCGAGGATCGTGGAGCTCGAAGGTCGCTTGAAGTCGCTGAATGAATCGCACACCAAGGTGTCGCGCGTTGACATCCCCGAGCTCCTGCACTCGTACGGTCTCAGCGAGATCAAGCTCAAGGACAAGCGCAAGGTGATCGTGAGCGAGGGTATCAGCGTCAGCGTGCCGGAAGACAAGCAGGAAGCGTTCAGTGCGTTCCTCAAGCAGCACAACGCCGAGGACCTCGTCAAGCTCACGATCGCTTTTGGACGGATGCCCGACTCGATGCGGCGCGCTCTGTTCAGCTTCATCCAGGCGATGGAGTACGAGTACGACGCGAAGACCGCGGTGCACCCGTCCACGCTCAAGAAGTACGTGAGCGACTTGCTCGGCCTCGGGGTCGACGACGACGAGCGCGCGGAAGGAGTCAAGCAGGGCACGTATCTACGCCCTGACGACTTAAAGGAAGTGTTGAACGTTTTCACGTTCTTCACCACCAAAGTCAAGGAGCCGAAGTAGCTCCGTCAGAAGGAGGCCATCATGGCCAAGACACTGAAGGTGGGCGGCGCAGCCGCTCCGTCTCCGAAGGAGACGTCGCTCCAGGCCGGGTCCCTCGGCTTCGAGACCGAGGGCGACACGATGGAAGGCTTCGAGCAGATCAGCACTGCGACGATGGCTATCCCCTTCGTGCGCATCCTCCAGTCCCTGAGCCCGCAGCTCAAGAAGCAGGACCCCGCGTACATCGAGGGCGCCGAGGAGGGGATGTACTTCAACACCATCACGAAGGAGCTCTACGGCGAGAAGGTGCGCTTGATCGTACTCAAGTTCGAGCGCATCTACATCGAGTGGCGCCCGAACCGCGGCGGGTTCGTCGGGTACCACACCGCAGAGAACGCCGAGCGCATCACCGTCGACCACACCTTCGGGAACTGGAAGACGAAGGACGGCAACATCCTCCAGGAAACCTACGCCTACATGGTGCTGATCGCGGGGCACGAGAAGGAGGGCATCTGCGTCCTCTCGCTCGCGTCGAGCTCGCTCAAGACGGCACGCGAGTGGAACCGGCTCATGACGACGCACGTCATGGAGGACGGCAAGCGCGCGATGCCGTACTACCTTGTGTGGGAGCTCTCCACTGAGTACATGAAGAACGACAAGGGCTCGTGGTACCGGCCCAAGGTGCGCTTCGTTGGGTACGTCAACGAGGAGCAGTACGGCGCGACCAAGCAGGAGCGCCTCGCTCTCCCCGCGCGCAAGATCGACTATGCGCAGCTCGAGGACAAGGGCGCCGGCGAGGTCGAGTCGTCAGAGTACTAGCAACAAATGCAGGGCCGGCGGACAATGAGTTCGCCGGCTCTCAGTGGAGGACCCATGGAATTCAAGGGCAAGGACCTGGACTCTGTCTACCGCGACGCAGCGTTCTGGTTGTCAGCGAACGCGCCAGTCGTCACGTCGCGAGGTCTTGCGACGAAGGAAGCAATGAGCGCGCAGCTGCACATCCTGGAACCTCGGGCACGCGTGCTCGAGTCGCCGGCCCGCGCGATGAGCATGCGCTACTTGATCGGGGAGCTCTGCTTCTACCTCGACGGCAGGCGCGACCTCAAGTCGATCGCGCACTACGCGAAGTTCTGGGAAAAAGTGAGCGACGATGGCGAGACAGTCAACTCGGCTTATGGCTATCGCTTGTTTGAGCACGGGCGCCGCAGGTCGCAGTTTGAGTACGCGCTCTGGTGCCTTGAGAAGGACTTACACACGCGCAAGGCCGTGATGATGATTTACCACCCGACTGATGCGAAGGAGTCAAAGGACAACCCATGCACCATCGGGTTGCAATTCCTCGCGCGCAACATGAAGCTGCACTTGGTCGTGACGATGCGCAGCCAGGACTTCTGGCTCGGCGTCCCGTATGACGTGGCGTTCTTTGCCCTCGTGCAGGAGATGATGTGGGTGTACTTGCGCAAGACGCACCCAGGCCTTAAGATCGGCGAGTACTACCACAACGTGGGGAGCCTGCACGCGTACGAGAAGAACTGGGAGGACGTCAAAGCTGTGACGCACAGTCGCTGCGACTCGACTTGCATGCCGATGCTCACTGATGTGGACGTGTTCGATTGGTTCGACGACCTGCTTACGTACGAAAAGAGCAAGAGAGGAGTCGTACTCTACAAGAGCGAGAGCCGACGCACTGCGTTCCAGGACTGGGCAAAGCTTTACCTCTAGCGCGTCGGAGGACTAATGGCGACTCAGAACCTTCAGCTCGCTGACTTCATGGATGTGTTCAGTGGCAACATACACAACTACGGTCAGCACACTTACGCGTTCGCGGAGAGCGGCAAAGAGAACGGCAAGAACGCGACTGTAACGAACAAGCTCCTGACCATCGAGCAGTACAAGGCCCATCTGTCAGGAAAGATGGGCCTTGGCATAATACCGATAGACGCGCAGGGCGATTGCAAGTTCGCCGTGATAGACCTTGATGTGTACGACGCGGACCTCTCGTTGTACATTGAGGCGATCGAGCGCAACAATTTCCCGCTCGTGCCGTTCAAGTCAAAGTCTGGCGGCCTCCACTTGTACCTGTTCATGAAGCAAGCAGTCAACGCCAAGGCGCTCATAGACGTCGTGCAGAGTATGTCTATGGTGCTCGGGCTGGACCTCTACATAAAGAACAAGCTTAACCGCATCGTCGAGATATTCCCAAAGCAACACAAGGCCGCTGAAGGGTCGATAGGCAACTGGATAAACTTGCCCTATTACGACGCGAGCGACACGAGGCAGCACGCGATAAGGAACGGCGAAGCGCTGTCGCTTGACGAAGCTCTCGCGTACGTCAAGGAGAAGCGGCGGACGCTCACTGAGCTGCGCAGCTTCTTGAACGAGTTGCCGTACCGCGACGGGCCGCCGTGCTTGCAGACGATAAGCTTGCTCAACATAATGACGAAGAACGCTGGGCGGAACAACTTCCTGTTCTCGTTTGGCGTGTACTTAAAGAAGTTAGACCCAGACTTTTGGGAACAAAAGCTCTTTGAGGTCAACGCCGCGATGCGGAACCCGCTGCCGAAGGGCGAGCTCGAGAGCACAGTCATCGCGTCGCTGCGCAAGAAGGACTACACGTACAAGTGCCTCGAGCAACCATGTGTTGACTTCTGTCGCAAGCCGCTCTGCAAGACGCGCGACTTCGGCATCGGTAAGGAGGGCGGGTACTTCTCCGAGCTCGAATATGGGAAGTTAAAGCAGATCAAGGGGCACGAGCCGTACTACGAGTGGGAAGTCAAGGTGCTCGGTGAGGAAGCGTTCAAGCTCCTGCGGTTCAGGTCAGAGGACGACATCATAAAGCAAGACGCGTTCCTGCGGCTCTGCTTCCGCGAGCTGCACATGCTCCCGATCCGCATGAAGCAGAGCGAGTGGTTCAAGCTCATTAACCAAGCTCTCGCGGAGCTCGAGGTCAAGGTCGTTGAGGCGGAGGACGACACGTCGCCCATCACGCTGTTTAAGAACTTGTTCATTGACTTCCTGTTGAACCGCGCGATGGCGCAGACTAAGGAACAGATACTCAACAAGCGCGTGTACTTCGACAAGGAGGTCGGGCGGTATTACTTCCGCACCGTGGACCTAAGCGACTACGTGTTCGTGACGAAGGGCTTCAGGTACTACGCTCCAGGAGAGCTCCATGCTCTGCTGAACGACATGCACGCGCAGCCTTGCCGCATAAAGACGGAGACTGGGAAGCAGTTCAGAGTGTACGGCATCACGCAGAAGGACATCGAGTCCATCATGCACGTGAAGCCTGAAGTGTTCGAGGCGGAGTTCAAGAAGGAACCGGAGCAGTACTGATGGACAACGTGACGCAGATATTCGGAGCTCCGGGTTGCGGCAAGACGACGTTCCTCATGAGCATCCTGGAGGACGAGCTTGAGCGCGTGAAGCCGCACGAAGTAGCGTTCGTGTCGTTCACTCGCAAGGGCACGTACGAGGGCGTGGAGAGAGCTGCAAGGTTATTCAACCTGGAACCTAATGCTTTACCATACTTCCGCACCCTCCACTCGATAGCCTTCAGGCACGGCGAGTACTCGAAGCACGACATGCTTGACAGACATGACTACAAGGTGTTCTCGACTGCGATGGGCATGAAGTTCACGGGCTACTACTCTGAGGACTTCTTTAACACCGAGGACGACAAGTACTTGTTCATGCACTTCCTCAAGCGCAACAACCCTGCGGCTGCGGAGAGGGTCATGGACGACGTCGACGCGAGGGTACTCGCGGACGTGGAGCACAACTTCCAGCGCTACAAGAAGTTCGCGAGCGTGCATGACTTCACTGACATCATCGAGCGCTTCGTGGCGGCGAAGGAACCCTTGCCCGTCAAGGTCGCGATCATCGACGAGGCGCAGGACTTGACTACTCTGCAGTGGAACATGTGCGAGGTGGCGTTTGCTAACTGCGACAGGATATACGTCGCGGGCGACGACGACCAAGCGATCTATGAGTGGTCTGGAGCGGATGTGAGTTACTTCTTGAACCTGCACCCGAGGGAGCGGAAAATCCTGGACAAGAGTTACCGCTTAAGGCGCAACGTGCTGGACTTCGCTTCCAGGATCACTGGGCTCATGAAGAAGCGCGTGGCGAAGGAGTTCGACCCAATCGACGACGGCGGCGAGGTGCTCTTTCACAACACGCTCGCGGACGTCCACATCGTGCCAGGTGAGAGCTACTACTTCCTCGCGCGCAACAACTGGTTCCTGCAGTATTACCGAGACCACCTTAGGCAGACGGCGCGGGTGTTCAGCGACAAGGACGTGCCGTCGGTGAACCCGAAGCACATCGAGGCGATCAATGCCTTCGAGCGCGCAAAGAAGCGTGGTAAGTTGACGGACATCGAGGAAATGAAGTTAAAATTGCTGAGCAAGAATGGGATCGACCTGAGCAAACCTTGGTTCGAAGTCCTGGACATACCCAACGACCTCATGGCGTACTACAAGGACTTGATTAAGTACAAAGTAGATGTGCGCGCGAGCTGCGGCATGGTCAACACGATACACGGAGTAAAGGGCGGAGAGGCGGACAACGTCGTAGTGATGATGGACTTCACTCGAGCAGTCCGTAAGAACATGGAGCGCAACCCTGACTCTGAGTTGCGCTGTCTTTACGTGGCGTGCACGAGGGCGAAGAAGCGCCTGCACATCGTGCACTCGTCGTCGAAGAACGGGTACGACGACTTCATAGGAGTTGAACATGCTTGACAAGGACTTGTACAAGAAGCTGATCGAGCGCTTCGGCGACAAGCACCAGCTCGCCGTCGCGATCGAGGAGTGCGCGGAGCTCTCAAAGGAGCTGACCAAGGCAATACGCGGCAAGGGAAACGACATGAGGATCGCGGAGGAGATCGCCGACCTGTTCATCTGCATCGAGCAGGTCGCGCTGATGTTCAACATAGATCGCAGCGCGGTCGAGATGTTCAAGGAGTTTAAGCTCGCGCGCCTGCGGAAGTTCTATGTAGAAGGAGCGCACGCATGATTGCGTGGGCCTTATGCACAAGGAGACAACCTATGAGCAAGAACGACCAAGAGAAGTGGCAGCCCTCACTGACGTATCCGTCGATGATGCGAGAGGTGTCGAAAGTCCGACAATACGGCATCAAGAAGTACGGGGCGGCGGAAGACTGGTTGACGACCGAACCAAAGCGCCACTATGACGCAGCGATGCGACACATCATCGCGCACATGGAGGGCGAGATGCATGATCCTGACAGCGGGTACTTGCACCTCGCGCACGCAGTCACTAACCTAATGTTTGAGATAGAGCGCATGAATCGCGAAGATAAATCTTTAAGATGACCATTGATACTGAATGAATCAGGTCAAGGGTATAGATTTATATGGCTGATTCGTATAACTATTCAGTATCAATGGTACTGAATCGTTATATGAATCAATCCGGAGGACGGACGTGAAACTGATCGTTTCTGATGCTGCTCGCAACAGAGCGCCGATAAACGACGCTGAATTGAGCGAATCAATTAACAGTCAAGTGATTGACTCAACATTGATGCTGTGCCCATGCGGGCGCATGTTCAGGCAGTACAGAGCGTTTCAACGCTACTGTTGTGACGCGCACAGGATGAAGTATGGCAAGAGTAAGGCTCCATCAAAGTATGTTAAAAAGCCTGTAAAAGAGCAGGTCTGTAACAACTGCGGCGAAGTGTTTAAGACGAACGACGCGAAGCGGCGCTATTGCTCACATAAGTGTTATGTTGAGCACGAAGCAAAAAGACGTGCTGAGCCTGAAGTACGCACGTGCTTTAAGTGCGGGAAGAAATTTGAGACGACGCACTGGGCGAAGCGCTACTGCTCAGAGGAGTGCAGGAGGTCTGCTCGTGAGGTATCCTGACCTGAGTCACGCAGACATGATCAGCTTCGACATTGAGACTCATGACCCTGACCTAAAGGAGCTTGGGCCCGCTGTGTACCGTGGTGGAGGAAAGATACTCGGCGTGTCCATCAGCGCGGGCGACTTCGCGGAATACTACAACATCGGGCACTATGACTGTGGCAGAGAAGAGCGCGAGAAGAGCGTCGCATACTTGCGCGAGGTGCTTGGGAACGACAGACCGAAGCTTGGGCAGAGCATCATGTATGACGTCGACTGGCTTGAGAACGGCGAACACCACATCAAGATAAATGGAAAGTTACACTCGATAGAAGTCGCTGAGGCGCTGATCGACGAGACGCTCCAGGAATACAACCTTGATTCGATGGCGAGGAAGTACCTTGGCCTCGAGAAGCAAAAGAGCCGCATACAGAAGTTTTGCGACGATAACAACTGGAAGGGCGACCCACGCGCGTGGCTGTGGAAGATGCCATACGACGTCGTGCGAGAGTACGCGATCGCAGACGCTGAGTTGCCCATGAAGATATTCGCGCTCCAGCGCCCGCAGCTCGAGGAGCAAGAGCTCTTGGACCTGTTTGACCTTGAGTGTGAATTGATCCGCGTGCTCGTCTTGTTTCGCAAGACGGGCGTGCCGATCGACCAAGCGAAGCGTGACAAGAATGGCTTCAAGATTCAATGCCGCGTCGAGGAGCTCGAGCAAGAGTTGTTCAAGCAGTACGGCGAGTTCAACAGCACGTCGTCGATTCAAGTCGCGCGCATCTACGACGCTGAGGGCATCAAGTACCCGATGACTGACAAAGGCAACCCGAACATCGACGCAGCGTTCTACACGCGCTACGGCAAGCCCGACGCGCCCGACAAGATTCCTCTGGTCGCGAAGATGTTTGAGTTGCGTCAGTGCAAGAGCCACTTGAACATCTTCGTGATGGGCAGCCACGTCAAGTACGTCTGCCCCGATGGCTTGGTGCACGCGCAGTTCTTTGGCCTGCGCAACGACAACATGGGCGCTCTAAAAGGGACGCGCTCCGGGCGGCTCTCGTCCGCGAACCCTAATCTGCAGCAGCAACCGTCTAAGGGCGTTGACGAGTACTGGGGCCAGATATGCCGAGAGGACTTCGTGCCGTTCCCCGACCACTGGTGGGGCAAGATTGACTGGTCGCAGATCGAGTACAGGTTCATGGCTCACTTCGCCAGAGGTCCAGGATCGGAGGAGCTTCGCAAGGCGTACAACACGAACCCTGACCAAGACTACCACCAGTTCATCATGGACCTGACTGGGTTGAAGCGGCGGTACGCGAAGAACTTAAACTTCGGCGTCGCGTTCGGCATGGGCGCGAAGCACATGGCCGAACTCTTCGGATGGGACATTGATTATTGCTACGAGGTGCTAAACATCTATCATTCCCGCGCGCCCTACGTCAGAGCGACCATCGACGACGTCGAGAAGATCGCGAGGAAGCGCGGGTACATAAAGACGTTCCTCAAGCGTCGATCGCACCTCACTGACCCATCAAAGGCATACACGATGTATTGCAGACTCGTGCAAGGCTCAGCAGCGGACCTAATGAAGAAAGCGATGTTGACCGCGCACCAGCGCGGATTGTTCAGCGTGCTGAAGCCTCACGCGACGGTGCATGATGAACTCGACTTCTCAGTGCCCAAGACGAAGGCTGGAATACAGGCTTTCGAGGAGCTCCAGGACGTGATGGAGACTTGCATCAAATTGCGAGTTCCAATCAAAGCGGAACCTGAGGTCGGGCCGAATTGGGCGGACGTAAAGGAGTTTGACTGGGACGCACTGAGGAAGGAGCTAACATGACCGAGACTGAAGGACGACAGTGGCTGAAGCGAAAGTTATATCGGTTCGACATCGTGTTGCAACCGATCGAATCGGGTGGGACGGGCGTGGGCATCCCCGACCTGTTCATGCAGGCCAACAAGAGCCTGTGGATCGAGCTCAAGATCGGCCACTACGTCGCGCAGGGCGTCAGAGTGGTGTTCCGGCCAGGGCAGCTGCAGTGGATACAGAACCACGTGAGGCTCGGCGGCGAAGCTCGGATGCTGATGTTCACGCCGCACGAGGAGGGCAAAGACTTCGCTTGGTGGGTATTCAAGGGGCAAGACGTGAAGCCGTTCTACTTCATGCACGAGCTAGCTGATAAAGGCGTCGGGTACTTGACGGGCAACGTCGACGGGGCTAAAGTCCTGGAAGTGTTGCTAAGATAAATCTTCAAGACACTCATTGATACTGAATGAATCAGGTCAAGGATATAGATTTATATGGATGATTCGTATAACTATTCAGTATCAATGGTATTGAACCTTTGTACAAATCAATTCAATAATGATATGATTATACTCGCGGCAGCGGCCACGATCGCTGCTATCGTGACGCCTTTTGTTATCTTTTGTGACTTCGTGACGTCATTCTGGACTTGAGTCAACGTCGTCGCCATGCTGATCAAGCCAGTCTCGCGCGCGTCTAAGGCCTTCTCGCGCTCTTTCAAGGCCTGCTCGCGCTCGCTCAAGAGCGCTTCTCTCTGCGACAAGTCTGACTCTCTCGCGATCAAGTCTTGCTCTCTCTGCTGCTGATAGCTCTCGATCTCGCTCAAGGGAAGCTCGATCATCTGCAAGCCTTGTTCGATCATCAGCAAGCTGTCGCTGAGCGTCTGTGACTCCAGCCTCGAGGTCGCGCACGTGAGCGCGAAGGCCAGACAAATCCAGGATGTTAAGCTTCGCACCGACGAATCCTCCTAAGACAAAGCCCGCGATCAGAGCGATCGCGGGCCACAGCCAAGAGCGAGAAGTCATTTTACTTAAAGCGCTTCGATCTTCGCCTTTACCCACTTGATCAGCGTGTCATAGCACAATGTGGCGAGAGCGAAGCCCACGAGGCCGATGAAGACGCCGACGACTGTCAGCCCTTCCCACAGGATGCCCAGCGCGACGCAGAAGATGGGCGCGAGAGCCCACCATAGCCACGTCGGCGCTTTGGGGAATGGCTTCTTCAGCCACTCGATCAGCGCCATCGCGATCAGCGCGATGCACACTGCCACGAGAAAGTCAATCATAGACTCTGCCTCCTCCTGTCGAACATCTCGGCCATCTTCTGATAGCCGCGCTCCTTAAATGCTTGCTGCGGTAGAACTGCTAAGATGCGTCCGTCAGCAAGCATAATGAAGCCGTCTCCTTCGCCGTGACCGCAGCACGACATCGCAGTCGCGACTCCACCCTCGTTCAGCGCCTCAACTATTGACGCGATGCAGCAATCGACCATGACTGTTTTATCGCCGACTCGCACCTCAGTATAGTCGCCCCACGTGCACACTCATGGCTCCTTGATCTTGAACAAGGCGCTGCCGCTCATTGGCAGATCGGAGCCCTCAGTCGAAGTGTACACGTAGTCGACGGTGAACACGCGCCACTCGTCGACGCCGTCTAGCGCGACGAGATCGTCACCGCTCAAAGTCACGTCAACCGAAGCCGCCGGCGTGACGCTGACTGCGGACCTTCCGTTCATCACGGCGCCGGAGCGGTCCTTGAGCGTCCAGGAAGCTGTCGTTGGCACGACGGCTGTGCCCTGCGCGTCAGTGAACGCGAAGGTCACGACGAACACTCCACCCTCAGTCGCTTGACCAACGTAGAACATGCTAACCTCCGCTCACGCTTGGGTCAGGGCTTCTGCCCGACCTGCTCGGTGTTGGTGCCCGTGACGAGCTGGATGTACTTGGGCTTTGACCCGATCGACCCGGTGTGGGGTACCGGCCTGTATGCGCAATAGAGGGCGCAGTAGGAGCAAAAGACACCGTCACCCGCCCTTGCGCAATAGGGCCATCCGGAGAGTACAGACTGGGGATGCCCCGTGCTGGCCACGACCATCTTGGTAAGCTCCTTTCAGGCAAGCCTAAGAGCTTAAGTGACATCGACCACCACCACTGACCTGTTGCCGTTCGAGTCAACAGTCATTGTGATCGCAGCAGTCGTTCCATCCTGCCTATAGAAGTGAACTGTCGTCGTGCCGCCACCGTCCGTCTGTCCTGCGACGAACGCGAGCACGAGCTTCTGCATCTCGTCCCACGAGATCGCGCCGTCCGCCGTCCTGGACCCAACGGCGTCCGACACTGCGATGCGCTCGGCAGGAGTGAGCGTCATCGCGTCGCCAGGGTCTGCAGTGCCGCGCGTTGACACCGCGGCGTCGAGGTTTGCGATCCTGGAGTCGCCAAGCGCCGTCAGAGCAGCACCCGCTGCGCCGATCCTCGCGTACGCGTCGCCGGACTGCGGGCTGTGCGTCCCAGCAGCTAGGGTGCCGACGACGCGAGCAAGGAGCGTCGCGATGTCAGCAGCTGCAGCGAGCGAAGTAAGACCCGACCCTGTCGCGCCTATGCGCGCGTACGCGTCGCCGGACTGTGGCTGATGAGTCCCGGCTGCGAGCGTGCCGATGATGCGACCGAGGATCGTGGCGACGTTGCCACCAGCTTCCAGGGCGCGAGTGCTAATAGCAGCGTCGAGGTTCGCGAGAGCCGGCGCTTCACTCGACGTGATCGCGCCCGCCGCGATAGCGTCAGCGTCAATCGCACCCGTGCCGATCGCTGCTGCGTCAATGACGCCAGCTGTGAAGGCGCCAACCAGCGCTTGCACTCGTTGTGACGACAGAGCGAGCGGCGCCACACCAAGCCACTCGCGCAGGTCTGCGTACACCATGCCATCAGACTCGACTGTGAGGCTGCGCCCAGAAGTCGCTGGATACGCGAGGTCGTCCATTGCTCTCGTGCTGACCTTGAACCACCCAACGACGCCTTTGCACGCTACTCCACCGACAGTCGCTTCAACTTCGACTGAGTAGACTTTGCCCGCCTCAAAGCCGTTACCCGCTGTACAGACCAAGTCAGCGCGATAATGCCCGGTCGACACGTTAGTCGGCGTCGGCGTGACGATCGGCGTGTCAGTGCTCTCCTCGAAGACATTGACTGTCTGCGCTGAAGCGTTTGCCGCGGCGCCAGTCGCTGGATCGGCCGTCGTCCACCTTACGGTGTGCGTGTCGCCGAGCCTGATGTTCATGGTCGGTCTCCTTTGATGAATGGCGACCCTACTCCAGGAGGCTTGATCCCGCCACCGCCTGGTGAGTAAGTGCCCGTGTACTCCGTGCCGTCAGCGCCGTATCCAACGCCTAACTTGACGTCAGTCACAGCAGGCAGCACGAGGTCACCGTCATATTCGGTGCCCGTGGGGCCGTAGTCCACGCCATTCCGCACGTCATCCTCGATCGGATACGTGGGCCCGTCCTCGCTCGCATACAGCGAGCAGGCCACGATCTCGTTTCCGCACTCGAAGCTGTCGAGCCTGAACCCGAAGCTGTTGCCTTCGGTGACCGGCATCTCCCACAGCGGCAGCACGATTCCGCACACCCCGCCAAGGTCGGTCTGCATCATGTCCACCACCATGACGGGCATCCCGTTGTAGACGATGTAGCCCTTCCCCGCGTACAGGTCGATGTGCCGCGTGCTCATCACGAGGCAATCCCAGTACAGCGTCCGCCCTGTTGGCACTGTGTACAGCGCCACGTTGGTAGCAGCCGTCCTGTCAACTGCTTGCTTCACGATAGCTCGCACTACCGTCCCGTCGTCCAGCGTGCCATGAAGCTCGAAATACACTATCCTGCGGATGTTCAGCGCCCCCGTCACCCGCACGTCGATCACGGTGTCCGCCGCTATCTCCATGTCGTAACCGGGCATGATGACCTCGGCCTCCGACAGGTAATCGTCCGCGCCTCCGATGTAGCCCGACAGCCCCGTCCAGTTGAACTTCTGTTCGAACTTGATCGTCGAGTCAAACCTGATTTGCAGCAACGCTCCGTTCTGCGCAGCAGTATACGCACCACTCAGGAGCAAGTTCCCGAAGTCCACCGTTGCCGCGAGGCAGTTCACCTTGCCGGTCTTCCCGGCCGTTGGTCGGTAGCGCATCATTGAGGTCGACCCGAGCGTTGGCGACATCATGACCATGTTCACGCGGTCGGTGTTGTCGCCGAAGTCCGCCGCGTCATCGAAGGTCTTCTCGTTGTAGTTGTAGCTGTCGCTCATGCCGCGTCTGCCTTGATGACGTAGCAGGACCACCAGCGGTTCGATGCCGTTGTCCCGCCGAGAGCCTGCGTCATGAGCCCCTGCCCAGCCGTAAGGGTGATGCCGCTGCCGCACGGCAAGATGACGAGCCTCGGGGTGAACTGCTTCGCCGTCATGGCCGCGCCGTTTATCTTGCTCTCGTACTTCGTGACCCAGTTCTTGCTGCTCACGTCGAGCATCGCCCGAACCCGCATCCATCCGTAGTTCACAGTGGCTGGGGTTGGCACCAGCGGCTCAGCGTTCAGCATCACCGCAAGCAACGTCCCCGTGAAGCCGTCGTCAACGCTCCACTCGTGGACTCTTATCCATCGCGACAGTGGATCATCGTCAGGTAGAAATGGCGCGATGCCAGCTATCGTGTTGAAGTTAGATTCAAACCGCAGCCCCATGCCTCACCTCTACTGGCTCAAGCTGGCGCGACTCCTCATACTTCAAGCAGTCCTTCTCGACTGGCGAAGTCGAAAGGCCAACGAGCACGAACCTAATCGCGACTTCGTGCGGGGCTCCGACGTTCACACCTATGCCATCGAGCACCGGAGACCACTCTGACATCCGGCCTTCGTTCACTTCCTGCACCATCGGCCAAAGAAGCGCGGGAGGGAGCAGTATCTCCCACGCCCGCCAGTTGTTCATCGCCCTCCGCTTGCGATGCGAGCGGATGTCGTCCAGAAGCTTCCGGTCGCGGAACACCTCGGAAAGCTCGACTCGCTCTCTCACTTCTCGCCCCACAGACTCGCATTCCACCTGATGCTCGTCGCGGTTGCGGGCGTGCAGATGAATCGCACATCGTCGCCTACGGCGAGGATTTGTCCGCTCATCATCGGGCGGATGATCAGCGGGCTGTTGTTGTCGAGGTCGGTATTGACGAACGCCGGGGAGCGGTCCTTCGTCACCCAACCACTTCCGACGTCAAACTGGATTCTTCCGAAACCCAAGTACGCCTCGGTGGCGTTGTAGGTCGTGTACGCAGCACCGAGCATCATGAGCTTGATGGTCAGGTCAGAAGTCGTGACGGTGTACGAGAGGATCACTTGATCAGCGACAACCGAGGTCGTTACCAGATTCCCGTACTCCATGAACGCGGCCATTTACGTGTTACCCCAGAAGCTCGCGTTCCACCGCATCGAAGTAGTCGAAGCGGGAGTGCAGATCGCTCGCACGTCCTCACCCGACGCGAACGCGATCCCCGACCCAAGCGGCATGATGGTCATGCCACAGTTGTTGTCCAGATCGGTGTTCTGGAAGCGCTGCTCTGCCCGCGTTGTCCAACCTCCACCGAGGTCTGCCTGAATGCGGCCGAGCCCGAGGTTCGCTTCGGTGCCCGAGTAGGTGGTATAAGCAACACCGAGCATGAGAATCTTGTACGTCGTCGCGGCGCCAAATGTCACCGTGAGTATCACCTGATCAGCGGTAACTGCCGTGGTGACGAGGTTCCCGTAGTCCATGACGGCAGCCATTACAGCACCTCCACCACGGTGTCACAGGAGCCGCAGGCGAAGAACTCCTGCCCCGTCGCTTCCTCGATGCGTGACTGCGCGGAGCATCGCGATCCGCACGCCTTGCAAACGAACACCTTCGTCTTCCCACCGAGGGCGTACGCTTTCTGCGCTTCCTTCACCGCCGCAATCTGCGCGCGCACAGGCTCTGGTAGCTCGGGCAAGTTCGCCATCGATGTCTGCGGGACCACGTAGCCCGCATCCTTCAACATCGTCTTCACGTCCACGTCGCGGTGCATGACCGCGAGCGCATCAGCCTTCTCGCCGACCTTCATGTCAACCTCCTGCTTTCAGGTGCGCCCACTTCGCGTTCGAGCAGACGTCCTTCGTGAGCCTATCAAACATCTCCGGCAAGAATCGCACGTCGTTGCCCCGGCGGTCCTGATACCCCGTGTGGTAGTTGCCGTATGGATCGTCGATCGTCCAGCTCATGATCGAGTCAAGCTTGACTGAGCGCGGGTCCTTGAGGTCCCGCAGCTCCTGCTTCGAAGTGACGCCGACCAAGGTGACTACGTGGCCGGAGCGCGTCAGCACCGTCGACAAGATCGCAGCGTTCCCGCGCGCGAGCTCCGCGACGAGCTCCTGCAGCTGCACGTCGACTCTGAACTTCACGACCGTCTTTCCAGCGAGCTTATTGATCGCCCACGCGAGGCAAGCGTGCACCTGGCGCGGCGGGACCTTCGGCCGATCTCGGTCCCACGCCCACGGAGCGACTTGCTTCATGTAGTCATATGCTTCGGGCGTCTCCGTGATCTGAGTCAAGTAATCCTCGGGCTGCATGTTCGCGGGAAACTCAAACGGCACGTGGCAGTCGAGCATCCACATGATCGCCGACGTGGTGTTGCACGCTGACAGAGGGAAGAGCTTGTTGTTGACCTGCGAGTGGTAAGGTAGCTTCGCTGAGACGTTTATCTCAGTCACGACTTCTTCTCCGCGCAGTCGCCCTTGATTATCATGAGCAGCGTCTCGTCAAACTTGTCGAGCGCTTCCTTCATCCCTTGGTGGGCTCGCTCGAAGCCACCGTTCATGTCCTTCTTGAGCGCTTCCAGGATGCCCATGAGCGCGATGAGCTGAGGCTTCTGCACAGCGACCAACATGTGCACGAGCGGCGTGAGCTGGGCGATCTGCTTCTCGTGCTGGACGAGCGCTTCCGCGTTGGGCCCAGTGACTCTGACCCTGCGCTTCATCCACCGAATAATGACTGCGACTGACGTCGCGCCAAGCGCCGCGATGACTGCCCCTATGAACCCGTGCATCACGCTGTCAGAAATCATCGCTCCTCCTCATTTCCAGCGCCCGATGGCGAGCCAATTGTACTCCCTCGCAATCGTTGAATGACCATAAATTGACGCATCGAACCCACTTGCGGTTGGATTGTACACATTTGCGACGCCTGCGTAGCAAGACGCTACGATAGTAGGGGCAGCTATAAATGCGATTGGGAATGTCACCGCATCATTGCCGTAATAAAAAGACCACCCATACGTCCCAATGTTATTGTTGCTAGTTGAGCCGAGCGTGGAGTGCGTAAAAGTATTCCACGCGATCATCACTCCGTTGCCAAACTTAAGGTACGCTCCATTGGTGTTTGACCCGTACTGCACGACGTTGCCGATTGACTGGACGAGTTGCGCGATCGTCTGTTGCTCTGTCATGCTATTAACCTGCAATCCAGGATGACGCCGTCGCTCGCAGTGACACGCTTCCCGAGCACCTCTGCAGTCACGAAGCCGAGCATGCCGCCGGACGACCTCGAGACGTACGCAGTGACGAAGTCCATGATCTCGCGATCAAAGGGTTGCAGCTTGAACTTCAACGAGAACTTGCGCAGCGCAGCGCCCTGGAGGTCGAGCATCACAGTCGCGAACGCCTGCGCGTCAGCTTCAGTCGTGAGCAGCGTGAAGAACTTGCCCAGGATGTACTTGCCATACACCAAGTAGATGTCAGCTTCACGCGTATCATCGAGTAAATGACTGTATGTATCCGCGTACCACTGCCGCGCGTACGCGACGTCCGCGGACGATATGAGCTGATCGGTGTCATATTCAAGCGTCGGTACTTCCAGAAGCTCATCGCGCTCAAACGCTTGAGATATGCTCCGCCCGGCGTCATACATCCTGAGTGTGTACTTGCCATCGTCCTTCGATATGAGGTTCATGAGCGTGCTCGCGCACACGTCGCCAATTGCTTTTGAAGCTTCCTGGACTTTGTCCACGAGCAACCCTACGCCTCCAGGAAACATCGCGCCGACTGACGCAGTGGTCGCCGCCCACTCAGTGGTGTCATAGTACGTCGCGCCGTACGTGAGGCCAAAGAAAGTGACTAATATGTCCTTTACGACGTCAGCTGGGTTTGCTATCGCAGTCCCGCTGCTCTCGAACCCGATGATGTCCGCAGTGACGACGTCGCCCGGTGAGTAGTCAGTGAGCAACAGACTGAAGGTCCCGTTTGCGAGGCTCGACGCTGACGGAGTCTTAGCAACACCGTTGACATAGACCGCCGTGAGCTCCTTGACGGAATGAGCAGTCGTGTCCATGAACACGAAGTCCCAGTCCGTGGGCGATGACTCCTTCTGGTTAACGCACACGACTGGCATCCCTTTGACCACGCCCCACGCCAGAGGGATCGGCGCGCCTACGTTCCTGTTCTCAAGGTACGGGTATGTCGAGAGCAAAAAGCGGTTGAGCGGTATGCTGCGCGACAGGCCTTTGCGCTTGTCCGTCACGCCAAACACGGCTCGCTCGCGCGAGATCGTGACGCGCTCGACCATAAGAGTCGCGAGCCTCACGAACGACGCATACGCGTCGTCGTCAAAGCCCTGAAGCACCCGCATCTCAGCGCCGTACAACCCTGACGACGCCTCGCCTATCTGGTCAAATGCGCCGTCGTCGTTCAGCAGCTCGATGGAGTCTGCATTGAACGTCAGTACGCCAAAGAACAGCGGGTCCTTGCTCCTGGAGAACGTCGGTGCTGAGGCGACGCGCGCTTCATAGTACAGATTGTTGTAATACCCCGCATGGTTGGAGACGCCATACGTCACGCCGAGCAACAATACACTCGATGTTGGTTCATCACCGTCTGCGAGGTGCACGAACAGCCTACGGTCGTTGAGGTCCCAGTAGTACGATGAGTCCGTGCTCGTCGCGAGCGCGATCGAGCCAACGGAAGTGAGCGAGACGCCGTTCTCGACCACGCTGCCTATCGTCACAATCGACTGCGCTGCCACGCCCGCGAGAAACGCCGAATCGATGCGCTCGTACACCGCGTCAAAGTCAACGTACCAGACTCCCGCCGTGTAGTTACTCCAGAAAGACTGCCCCTGCAGGAAGTCTATCTCAATGAGCGTGATCTTCTTGCTTATGGGCGAAAGCTTGGTGCCCATCTACCACGTGCTCCATTTAAAGTAGAAGCTCAAGCCCCAGGGCTGAGCATAATCACCATTGCTTACGTTGTGATAACACCACCTTGATAGTCCAAAGTCTACGTCGCCGAGGCGCGCACCTACGCGAAAGTCATACAGCACTCGTGTTGGTGAGTAAGCCCACGCGAAGACGTGCTCCCTTGCCCACGTCTGCACACCAACAGTCGCGTACGCTGGACCAAAGTGGTAGCCGGCGATGATCGTCGCGTCAACGATGGTCGGGTCCGCGCCAAAGGATAGCGCATAATTGAGCACAAGTGCTGCCACAAGACCGTTCATGTCAGACCCCGCCTCCGATTGCCAATACAAGCTTCGTCGGGCTGACAGCGTTCCCTATCTTCACGCTTCCACTCGTGTTTCTCGCGATGATTGCTCCAGCATCAGACACGCCACACTCGCCTATCGTAAGGCCTGACAACCCGTGAACAACTCCATTCACCTGCACAGTCCCGCTCGTGTCGACTGCGATCCCGATGATTCTATTTCTGCGCTTGATAGCGAGTATCTCAGAGTCACTCGCGGTGTTCGCTCGCAATTCTACAAGAACTATTTCAGAAGAGGGCAGCATCGTCATGCTTTCGGCGCTCATCGTGATACTTTTATCACGATAAACGACATCACCACGATCTATAGCTCCACCATGCCCTTTCATCACCATCAGGTGTACCACTATGTAAGACGTCGCTGCCGATCCAGTATAAGGCTTATACTCTGATGCCGCTATTCCGATCAAGCCTTCACTCTTCGCTAACAATGCGAGTATAGACTTTGACACAGTCGCTGGTGTCGGAACAAAGCAACCTGAAGAGTAGAAGTTCATATTCCTGGAAGTACTGCTCCTTTGATAAAGCGCTATCCCAGCACCCCAAGGAGCATCACTCACATTTTCAACCATCATAACGGCGCACAGACCATCAATGGGCTCTATCATGGGCCCACTAGTCGAACCGATAGTCGTCGTAAAGGCATTGATTGATCCGAGCGTCACAGTTGTCCCGCTTATCGTGAACACGACAAAAAAGAGCCCGCCCACTGCATATGCAAGACAACCTGACAAGTTGTCAGAAGCGACCGTGAGCCCAACATGCACCGGGTTGCTCGCTGTCGTTATTGACGCAGCCGTGTTGAAAGTAACTGTGGTTCCAGAAACTGTCAGGACAGTGACCGTCATTGCCGTCGTCGTGGTCCTGTTGGCGAGCAAGGCCGACGTATCTGTCATTCTGATCAACTCATTCGTGAGGGCCGTGGCAGGGCCAGTCGCCTGCGCATTCACGGTGATGCTCGTTCCGCTGATTGATAACGTTCTGGCGTACTGCTGAGTTGCGCCGCTTCCAGTGCCATACGCGACGAGGACGAGAGTGCTCGTGAGGGCGCACACAGCATATGCACTATTCGTTGACGGATGCGTGTATATTGTGGCTGGCGTCCCCCAAGAAATAGCTAACGTTCGCTCATCTACTGTCCCAACTACAGCGTAGTCAACGAGACCGACGCTGTACGTTACCAAAAACGTCGTTGCAGTCAGAGCGACTATTCCACCAGCTCCAGAAACGATGCTTCCGCTAGCCAACACTGTCGCGACGTTGCTGAGGGCTTTCCTTATCGTGCCGTCGTAGTTAAGTTCTACAACGTCACCTTTGGCTGGCGTGTATCCAGACATCGGAACGCACCGAATAAATTTCCCATCGCAACCTATCGGTATCTGCGTCCCCTCCGCGATCCACTTGTTTGCGTAGTTCCCGCCTGCGTCTTTGTAACACCCGCCAAAGCACCGATTCAGACCGTTATACCATCCCTGTTTCGCGGTGTCCCATGTCGGAGCCGTGGTCGAGTAGGACCATGAGCTGCTTGAACCGGACGGCACCAGGTAGAAGTACACGTCATTCGACGATCCGATCCCGCCCCATCCGGTCCCGCTCTCGTCCGACGTGATCTCGTACAGCGCTCCACCGACTTCGATCTTCGACCCTGCCACCATCTGCGGTTCGGTCGTCGCGGCGAAGTTTGTGAGGCTGACGGCCTGATACCCGAGCCGCTGCTTGTCGATCTGACTGGCGACGATCGTGACCTGCGAACCCATCAGAACGCCTCCTTGAACTGCAACGTCCCGTCACGCCAGTTCAGAGCACCGACCTGTGAGAACGTCGGAAGCTTCACGAGCCTCGCATAGAGGGGCTCGACCTTGTCGTGCGCGTGCACTATGACTGGGTCGTGCTGGCCAATGACGCTGACCGCGGCTTCAAGAGTCTGTCGGTCCGCGTCGGACACGAACCCGAGCGACAGTGAGATCGTCCTGGACTTCACGCCGAGGTCCACGAAAGCTTGGCCAGTGATTGACTCAGTTATCCTCGTCGTGTCTTCCAGCGTCCTGTTGAACGCCGCGTCGATAGGCTCAACGGAGGCCCAGTGCACGCAGAGAAACAGCCGCCCGATCGCTATGTATGTGTCTGGGTTGCTCCCGTCGTCAAAGTAGAAGCGCCAGAACTGATACGACTGCTGCGGGAACGTGACGAACGACGGGTCGCGCGCGGGGTCGAGCGACCGCGAGAACGGTGGAGCGGCCCAGGAGTCAGATGAGTTTGCTTCAATCCTAGCGACACCCGCGTCAGTCAAGTTATGACCCGCCATCGCGGCGGCGTCAACTGTGACTGCAGCGCCGAAGTCAACGACGACGTACTCCCCTGAGTCAGTGTCAGTGTGCCACTTGCGCGACAAGTGAGGGTGCTGCACGTTGGCTGCAGGATAGCCGCTCGCTTCACTTGACGGAGTAAGCGAGCCCGTCTTGACGAGGTCGTCATACAGTAGTATCATACGACGGCTCCCGCGTGTATGAGGACTCGCCTGCTCTTAGTCGCGCGAGTCAGCCAGTCACCAAACACCTTGCCATCAAGCATCAATGTCACGTGCAGCGGCTCATCGTCGCTGCGAGCGCCGCTGAGCGGAGTCACTTCCTCCGGGCCCGCTTCGCCGAGCAAGTAAGACTCGCCCGTCTGCGTGCCGTAACCCACGACGGGCTCAGTTATCGTGCCGCCCTCCGCGAGAGCGTTCACGACTCCAGCGGCGACGAAAGCAGCCGCCGCGCCCGCGCCCGCGAGAGCCGCAGCGACGGGGTTAAACACGACGGGTATTGGGATGAGCGACTTCACGGCGTAGATCAGCAGCTCCTTGCCAATCATCTTGAGCACGGCGACGATGGCGTCCTTCGCGCTCTTCTTGAAGTCCTCCCACGCGCTCGCGCCCTCGATGATTGACTCACCGAGTGTGAACATCGCCTCGCCCATCAGGTCCACGACGGACATCATGATGGAGTTGACGATGTCCTGCACTGAGCTCTGCATGCGCTCGAACTCATCAATGACTCCATTGACGAGGTCAGGTATGATTGAGCGACCAACCACGGTGTTGTAGAGGTCCTTAAAGAAGCCCGTCACTTTGTCGAGCGCTTCCTTCACGCTGTTAATGATGCCCATGAACTTGTCCACGAGCCACGTCTTCACGCCCTCGTATAAACTCTTGACCCAACCAATGATCGCGTTTATGTTTGTCGTAAAAAAGCCTAACACATCAGCCCAGAGCTTCTTGAAAAACGCGCTGATCTGGTCCCAGTTCTTTATGATGAACGCGACTCCGCCCGCGAGCGGGTTTATCGCGAGCAATATCCACTCGATGTGGTCCTTGATCCACTGCCAGAGGTTGCGAATTATCTCCTTGATCTTTTCCCAAGCTTCCTTAAAGAAGCCTACGACTTTCGCCCAAAGGTCCTCGAAGAATGCTTTGACTGTGTCCCAGTTCTTTATCAGCTCAAACACGCCGAACGCAAGAGCAGCAACGCCCGCGATGATGAGCCCAACAGGCCCGGACGAGAGCAGCGAGAACGCGCCGCCTACACCCTTGACGATGCTGATGACGCCAGTGATGCCCGTTATAAGCTTACCACCGATGATGAGCAGCGGCCCTATCGCCGCGGCAGCGAGTCCAACAGTGACGATGAACTCGCGCCACTGCGGGTCCATGTTCTGCAGGCGCTCGGCGACTCCTTTAAGGAACTCCGCGAGCTTGTTGACGTAAGGAAGCATCACTGCGCCAAGAGTCTCGCCCAAGTCGCCGAGCGCGTTCTTCATCATGACGAGCGGCCCAAGCCCCGTCTCGCCGGCGGTCTGCGCCGCACCCGCGAACTTCGTGTCCATCAGCGCCGTGAGCTGCGAGAGCCTGTCAGTCGAACCCGCAGTCTCCTCGAGCTTGACGCCCCAGCGACCGAGCGAGTCAGTGGCGCCCGTAGTCACGGCGCCGACCATCCTCACTGCAGTCGTGAGCTCAGTGCCCGTCGCCGCCGCGAAGTCCAGGATGCGAGGCATGAGCGACTTGAGGCCTTCTTCGTCAAGCCCGGTCAAGCTCTCCAACAGAGCGAACGCGCCGATCGTCGCTTCGTCACCGAAGCGCGTGACCTTCTGGAGCTGCGAAGAAAAATCAGCTAAATTTTGCGCGCTGACTGTGCTCTCGTTGCCTGCTGCGCGTATGGCGTTCTGCAGCATCGCCATCGCTTCTTCTTGCTCTGCAGCGCCCTTGATGCTGAGCGTAAAGGCAGCAACGATGGGCGCCGTGAGCGTCTTAGACAATGACTTGCCAGTCTTGGTCATCGCGTCGCCCAGAGCTTTGAGCGAGTCGTCGACCGTCTTCTTGGCTTTGTCTAAGCCGTCCTTGAGCGCTTCATCGTTGACTACGAGTTCAAGTACTGCTTGGCCCAGCTGCTCTGTGGTCACTCTTGACTACCCGTATGCCTATGCCCGCCAGAGGCTTCGACGTCGTCGGCTCTTGTCGAGCCTCGCGCATCCACGCCGACCGTATCTGCTGCTTTTGCGAGCGCTTCAAGTCGCCCGCTCCGAGCGCCGCAGCAGTCGCTAAGAACAGGCCCTCCTCCGCCCTGAGTCGCGGCAGCATGCTCGTGTAAGCATGCAGCTCCCTTATCGTCAGCTCCCTCCACTCGAGAGGGGAACCTCCGTAGAAGCGCTGGAGTCGAGGGAGGATGGTTTCCCATCCTCCCCCTCTGCCAAAGGGCTTCGCGTCGCTTTGCTCGCAACAGCCTGCAGCATGTTCATGTAGGCCTGGACGACGGCGAGCTTCTGGATGTCTGTGAGCTTCGCGCGCACCTGCTCGGGCACCTCGCGCATCAGGATGTCGGACACCCTGAACACCAGCGACCCTAGCTCGTCAGTCGCTGCGCCCTCGGAGTCGTCGCTCATTTGCTTGAGCAACTCATCCATGCGCTTTGACGCTCGCTCGAGCCACAAGGCGTCGCTCAGCTTCAGCTCATCCGGCTCCGTCAGCGCGTACGCGACGCCGTCGATCTTGATGCTTGGCCGCTCGCGCTTTGTTACGAACTCTGCGATCTGCTTAGCCATGCTAGATCGCCGCGGCGTCCTGCGACACCAGCTTGCCGAAGCGCTCCTCGTCGGTGGACGCGTTCACGTCCTCGAGCGCCGCGAGCTGCACCTGCAGACCCGCTGCCTCACCCTTCGTGAACACCGGCGCCGGGCTCGCAGCCTGATACGCTCTGGGTATCTGGTACTGCGAGACCATGTTGTCGGCGTATGGCGACGGCCCGCGGACCATGACCGCGAACTCCGCGACATCCCCGCCCTGCCGCAGGGTGATGGTGCGGATGCCCGGGGTGCCCGACCCCGCGGGCGTGTCCGTCACCGCGACGTCGTTGAGCACCTTTGCGTACTGCTCGAGGCTCAGGTCCTCCAGGACGAACTCGATGAGCAGCTGCTCCTCGGTCCTCTTCACCTTGACCGGGCCCGTGGTGCCGAGTGTGCGGTGAGGCTCGAGCGTCTGCTCGTGCGTCACCGTGACGCCGTCCTCCGAGTAGTTCTTCATGCCGTTCGTGCCGAGCAGCTCCCAGCCAGCGCCGGGAGTCTCGTCCACGTCGGGGAAGGCCGTGCTCAGCGGCGCGGTCCACACCTCGAAGGGTGCCATGATGATCTCATACGGCTGCATATGCCCTCCTATGCGACGACTTCGCGCTGGTCAACGATCGCGTTCACTGACCGCGCATACGCGGGCCACCCCGTGTCTATGTCCTTGAACGCGGTCGGCGCACCAACGGGCGCGATCGCGTGTATTAACACGTGCCCGATCGTCTTACGAATAACTGCGTCCAGCACGTCAAACACCGCAGCGTCCAGCTGCCCTGCGGTGTGAAACGACTTCGACCAGCTCCACACCGTGAGTCGCGCGCCCGCGACGGGAGTCGTCCCCCTCCTCTGGTCGCCACCCGCGTACGCGATGATGACGTTGTTGCGCGGCATGTTGGCGACTTCCGTCGTCGGCAACTCGCCGCCAAACACTCTGCCCTCCGTCATCATGTTGACAGTAGGGTCAGCGAGCAGCAGCTCCCTCACGGCGCTCACTACGTCAACCACTCGCGAACTCCTGCTTGATCCTGGATGCCAGCTGCGGGAACCACTTGTCCGCCGACGGCTGAAGATACGGGTAAGCCTTCGTGCCCTTCTTCGATATTGAACGCGCGATCAAGAACGCAGTGTTGCGGTCCACCTTCATGCCCGTCGCGATCGCGTCGATCGGCGGGAAGTGAGGCCGCGTGCCCTTCTCGACGTAGATCGCGTAGTGCATCGCGAATGAGCCAAACATGCCGCGCAACCCACCCTGCGCGCTAGTCATAGCCATCTCGCGCATCTGTATCGAGCCCTGCAGGTGCGTCGTCCGCACGGGCACGAGCTGCTTAGACGTGATGACTGAGTCACCAAGGATTGAGTTTCCTGCGCGCGCGGACGCGAGCAGCACCTTGTCCTGCACCCGCTCGCCGTTCCAAGTGAGGCTCACGCTTCGACCCTCTTTAGCAGCGCTTGCATGTGCGTACGCTTTCTCGTCACAGACTCGACCATCGAAGGACCAAGCATCACGGACCCGCGCCTGTCAGTCACAGCAGTGATCTTGTCGCCAACTCTTACGTTGGCCGAGAGTGGCAAGAGGAGCTGCGGAGTATCCGCTTGCATCTCTCGGTCATTCGTCCTGGACAGTCGGCCAGGCCCCGTCCACATCACGCACATCATGTTAGCGACTAGCTGCCAGTCGTCAGGCTTTGAGTGGCCATAGTCGTCAGACGCAGTCTGCGCGTTCCTGTACACCGCGGCAGACATATACATCCTCGTGCTCACGCTCACACGAACATCCTGTGACTCGAGCGAAGAGTCTCAATGATCCGTCTGCGCTCCTTCGCGATGTCGAGGCGCGTCTCGCTGTGATCGCCGTCACTCGCGCTACTGAGGCCCGTCTCCTGGACGCTTAGCCTGACGAGGTCGATCGTCGCGAGGATGCGCTGCATCACTCCAGCTTTTGGCACGTACGTCACGACCACTTTCTCACTATATACGCTCGTCAGCACCACAGTCCGCCCGTCTCGTAGCTCGTAGTCCACGGTCGTGAGCACCGTGGGCACGCCACTCGAGTAAGTGGTCACTGTGGTCAGAACGAGAGCCGGGCGCCGCAGGTACAGCACATTAGAAGTCTCGCCAACGAAAGCCTCGGTCTCTGTGCTGAGTTCACCGACGCGATCGTCCAGGAGCTCCTCGACTGCATCTATGACGCGCTGCAGAGCAGCGTCGACCAAGTCGGTCGGCACGTGCTCTCGAACCTGAGCCACAGTGACCAGCGACATCTTAGAACTCCACCACGGCCATGGTGAGGCCCGTGATTTCGGAGAACGTGATGCGCACGTCCCCCTGACCATCGTTGTAGATGTTCGGCGGGAAGGGCCCGATCATCTTGTCGCCCGTCGACGCGGGCACTTGCACCACCTGGTTCGCGATGGCGAGGCCACCGACGGTCCCCGGCGTGTCGATCGTCACGTCACAGTTGCCCGCGCCGCTCTTCTTGACTTCGACCATGACGCGGCCGGTGTTGCGGATCACGTAGACATTGGCCGTCAGCAACGAGCCCGTGAACGTGGGCGTGATGCCCGTCGGCAGGAGCTTCTGCGGCGTCATCCTGACGTCAGCCATGCTCTACCTCCTCTTCGACTCGGGAGGGACGTGCAGGCCCTTGTTTGGCGCCCTGCCCATCTTGTTCTCGGCCGTGCGCTTCTTTTCGCGCTCGTCCGCCTCCGCCTCGTGACCGCTCTGCTTCAGGATAGCCATGATGACCTCGTCCCTCACGGGGTTTTCAGGCAGCTCGACGTGGCCCTTCTCCGCCAGCGCGAGGAGCTCCTCGAGCGTCTTCCCGTCCAGGACTTCCTGAGCGGAGGGCTCGCGCTTCGCGCCAGCGTCCTCCGACCTGCGAGCAGCCTCTTCCATGCGCCCGACCGACTCACCAACCGCTTTGGGCTGGCGGGAGGAAAGACCGTACTTCTCGGCGACGTCGTCGTCGAGCTCATCGCCGGGCTTCGCGAACAAGAATGCCCCGGCTCGGTCGTTCTCTCCCACCACCCGCTTGCGGTCAGCGGTCAAGTACAGGCGCTCCTTGATTCTGACCACTGCTCTTTCCTCCCGCCTACTTGTTGATGTAGGCCATCACGAGGGAGTTGAGGAACCCCGCGGCCGTGATGTTGTTGATCGACAGGACCATGGGCTCGCCGACGTACGGGTGCACCACCGACAGCTCGGGAGGGCTCGTCACGACCGACGCAGGGAGGCTGATCTTCTGCGACTTGTTGTCGCCGACCACGCCGAGGACGAGGACCTTCGCGCCGGCCGCGATTGGCTTCGCGAGGTTGTTCGTGGAGGTGATGGTGCTCGAGGCGAGCGACGCCACCGTGTTGAACTCCCACGTCCCGTCGGTGCACTGGTACGCGAGGATGTCCGGGGTCGCCGCCGCGTTGCCCGCGGGGTCCTTCGGCGCGTCCGTGCAGATGATGTCCTTCTGGCCCGCGGCGGCAGGCGAAGCCGCGGTGTTCCTGGACCCGGTGCCCTCGGCGTACATGAACGACGCGAGGTGCGCGGTTCCTGCGCACAGGTAGTTCATGCTCTTCAGCGCGAGCCTCGCGCCGTCGATGCCGGGGATGTTCTCCGTGATGGCCGTGCCGAGCGTCTCCGTGTGGTAGTCGTACGGCGCGAACCCAATGACGTAAGCTTCGATGCTCATCTTTCGTTCCCCCTGTACTGAGCACTGAGCGCGCTCCTGCCCGAAGGCAGGAGCCGCTCATTCCGCGCCCCGAGTCAGCTCAACGAGCTGACTACATCGAGGTCACGGCGCAGAAAGCCGCGGGCCGGTAGACTGGGAGCGCGACGCGCATGGTCGCCCGGATCGCGAGCTTTCCGTAGATGAAGTAGTCGCTGTGGCTCTCGGTCACGTCCACCTCGACGCCGCGCCGCTCGAAGAGCTGGCAGTGGGTCGGGAAGTCGCCCGTGAGCACGGTCCCCTCGGGGATCACGTCGTTCTCGACGACCGGCAGGCCCCAGAGCCGCGCAGGCCCAGGCTCGCTCGGGTTGCCCAGGATGTAGAGCCCCTCGTTGGTCCGCTTCAGCCGGAAGTCCGACGACCACCAGTCGTTCGAGTGGATCAGCAGGACGTTCGGCGACGCGCGCCCAATAACCCTGACGCGCTTCAGCGCTTCGGCGATGGCGTCGAAGTGCTCGGTGGCCCGCACGAAGGTCTGGATACCCGAGGTGTTCAGGATTCCCGCGAGGTTCGGCGGCGTGCCGTTCCCGTTGAGAATCTGCGAGTCCAGCCGCTGCCGGACCATGAACCCGAGGCGCTGGTTGACGTAGCTCTCCAGACCGGGAACGTCCTCGAACTGCTCCTGCGTCACGGGCAGCCACACCGCGATCTTGCGCACGGTGCTCGACCGCTCCGTGAACGCAAGGGTCGCCTCAGCGTACGCACCGGAACCTTCCGTCGCTTCCGCCGCGGGGTTCGTGAACGTGGTCTCCTCCATGTACACGATTGCCGCCTGGTCGGTACGGCCCGCGGGGATCAGGTCGATGATCTGGATGGGCCGCGTCGCGTACTCGACCTGCTTGCCCGTGCGCGTGGTCTCGGGCGCGAAGCCCGCGCTCGTGGTCATGAGCGTCTTGAGGTCGATGTCCAGGGACGACGCGAGGTCCTTCTGGCCGCGCTCCTTGAACTGCTTGAACGCGTCCGACTCGGCGAACATGCGGCCAATGGGCTTTGGCTCGGTGTCGCCCTGCTTGCCCGCCGGCTTCGGTACGTCCTTCTCCCAGCCCTTGATGACCCGCTCGCGATTCTTGGTCTGATCGCTCGCGAGCTCCAAGGCGACGAGCTCGTCGACCTCCTTGCCCACGTCCTCGAGCTCGCGGTTCATCTTCTGGATGGACGCCGCGCGCTCCTTCCCGTCCTTGCCCTCGAGCTCGGTGCACTTCATGAGGTCGAGTTCCTCGCCCGCCTCATGGAAGGCCTTGGCGAGCTTCTTCTGCTTCGCCTCGAGCTCCTTCCGCTTCTCGATCAGTTTGCTCATGTTAGCTCCTCCTCTGAGCCATCATCTTCTGGAAGCGAATGAACTCCGCCAGCACCTCCTCAGGATCGGTGCCCACGCGGTTCAGCTCCTTGAGCGCGAGCGCCACGGCGTCGCGGAGTTCTGGGAGCTTGCTGAGCGTTGCTTCCGACACGCTCTTACCATCGGCTTCGCGAAGAGCTTGCAACGACGTCAAGCGACTCGCGAGGCCTTTCGTAGCCCACGTCACGAGCTCGATGTGGTCCAGGAGCTTCATGCCCCCGAGCACATCGGCGTCCACAGTCTGCCCGAGCATCGACTTCACGGCGAGCAAGCGCGTGTTCACACCCGCGCCCATCAGCACAGGCGACACCTCGTTCACCCTGATCCTCTTGAGTATACGCTGCCGGTGTCCGTCCACCTCGCGCATCTCCCAGTCGATCTCGGGCAACGCGTAGCTGAACTCCTGGGTGCGGCCCTTCGAGTGCACGTACTTCATCTTGTTGTACGTCTTGACCGCCGCGTCGTCAGCCATGTCGAACTCGCCCTCGACGATCGCGTCGTCGCCCTTCTCGTAGATGCGGCCGA